TAAAAAAGAAATTGCTTCATAAACACTACCGTTAGCCGTTCTTAAAGCTGAGACAGCATCAGCCAAGGCGACAGACTCGGATATAGTGGCATTAAATATTTGAACGGCAGTTGCTGAATCAGCGGCAGTTAAACCTTCGGCAATGGCAGCAAATACTAAATAAGAACCAACATCAATATCGGACTCTGTTAATGTACCTTCTATAATGGAACTTACAAAGTTAGCAATTACTAACTGTGCATCTGCTGGGCTAAGAGCTTCTGTAATGGCAGCAACAAAAGCTGCCGTAGCTGCTATTGAATCCGCATAAACAATATTTTCGATAATTGAGCTGCTAAATGCTGCGGTAGTACTCTTTACATCGGCATAGGCAGCGTTCTCTGATATGGCTGCAATAAACGCAGTTGCAACAGCTTGAGAATCCGCTAATCCGCTATTCTCAGTAATTAAACCAGCAAATGTCGCAATTACAGATTCTGTTTCTGCAACGTTTAAACTCTCTGTAATAACGTTGGCAAAAGTTGCTGCTACAGAGTTTACATCAGTAATATTGACGTTTTCGGAAATAGCATTTACAAAAGCAGCCGTAACGGTCTGAGAATCTGCCAATGTTAAAGCTTCAGCAATAGCTGCCGTAAATGTCGCAATAACAGATTCAACATCAGTCTCGGTAATAATTGCTTCACTAATAGAGGCATTAAATGTAGCAATAACGGAATCTATATCCGTTTCAGTAATAGTGCCTTCTGTAATTTGAGCTACAAAAGAAGCTAATACTGTTTCCGCATCGGCAGGGCTAAGATTTTCTGTAATAGCAGATACAAATGCAGCAGCCACAGAAATAGAGTCTGCAACCGTAATATTTTCAGAAATAGACCCAGCAAAGCTTGCTGTACCTACAATTGAATCAGCTAAAGTAATAGCTTCGGAAAGTGCAACAGAATAGGAGTTTCCACCTAAAGTTGCAAACGGAGACTGAGCAAATGCCGTGATTCCAAACATTACAAGACTACCCAACGAGAGCCGCTAGAAATTGTTACGGAAACCCCACTTGCCACCGTCATTGGCCCAGCAGAGGTTGCTGAAGAACCGCTTGGTATTGAATAACTAGCTGAAACTGTATTGCTATTAACCATTAAACCATTGCTTGCTACCACTTCTGCGCCAGTTAAGACGTTTGGTGTGGTAACAGCACCAGCAGAACTAATTGTCAGTGCATCTTGTGTAGTAGTGGTTCCATTAACTACAAAGTGAACTGCGTTAGCGCCCCATGAACCAATTGTTATATCCCCATTAGTAGATTCAATAAAGGTCGTATTTGGTAAAGAAAGACTATTAATTGGGTAACCAGCCGCAGTAGCATTATATGTTGTGCTGTTTACACCCATATCAATGTAAGCGCCAGTAGAACCATAGGCATTGTTACCTATGGTGTGCGATGCATACGCTGTGTTTCCAGAATTAGTATTTTGAGTAAATGTATAAGCGTAAGTACTAGCATTTCCTACAAAAGTAGCAATGTATCCAGTATCTGCAATTCCCGTACTGCCACCCACGTTTAAAGAACCAATGGTAGAACTAGCGCCATTATATGGAATAGCTACCAGATTATTGGCGTCTTGATTGACTGACTTTTCAGAAGGATAAGTTACAAAAACGTTTACTGTACCGCTAAAAGTGACGGCTGACCCCGAATTAGAAGACGATAAGATTGTAGTGCGGGTTAATAGCGTAGTAGAGGTAAGTGTACCAATTCCAGTTTCCCAATTGCCAGACGTATCAGTAGCAGCGTAATAGGTTGTATTTCCCGTGGTTATTGCAGACGAGAAAGCCTGAAAGCCAAGCACCGTTCCTGTAAGACTAAAGCTTACGGTGGTGTTGGCTGTCGCAGTTTGCTGTATTCTATCGCCAAGCTGTAAAGCCATTTAAGGCTCCTAACTTGTGGCAGTGGTAGTATAGGAAACTGCCAAACTGTCTCCGTTGGCTACAATTTTGCTACCGCCAGTAAAGTTGCCAGCAGAGTACAAAATACCAGTAGTGGAGTCTTTAGTAGCAGAGGCTGTTGCGCCAGAGTTAATAAAGCAACCAAATACTGTGCCTGAACTTGTCATCGAGAAAGTTAAAGCAGAAGCAGCTTTAGATACGATATTGCTTGGAGATGCAGAACCGTTATTGGTTGCAGCAGACCAGTTTGGTGATTGACGGTTACCAGTGTAAGCTGGAGCGTTTGTACCGCCCACTTCAATCCAACCAGTATGGCTAGAAATTGTGTCAGACTGTACATAGTTAGCAGTTGCAGAAGCACTGCCTACCAATCCAAGATAGTTAGCGCCAGAAGCAGTACCGCCACCAGTACCAGTTGCACCAAAATAATAATCAAACAATGCTCCTTTACCAACGGCAGTCACCAAGTTAGGAGCTTTTTCTTCCCACTTGAGATTGCCATCTTTGTCATAGCATTTAACGTCATAATATCCTTGGATTCCCAAGAACTCTTCAGAGCCAGCACCACGAGTTACCGCAGCGGTACTGATGTCTCCAATATTCGATTTTTCCATGTAAAACTCCTTAACTAATTGTCAGTACTGCTGTTGTTGATGTTGGGGTTGGGAATGTTACTGTAAATGAATTTGCGCTTGTAATATCGCTGCCAAAATTCAAAATAAAGCAAGCCGCCCCAGTGGTTGCATTATAAACCAACGCACCCCTTGCGGTAATGCTTCCGGTCCAAATAACGTTGTTAAACGAGATAAAAGCAATGTTATTCGCTGTATCTTGGGTTGGCGGGTTGGAGATTGTCAAAATCTGTCCTCCAGCCGTATATCCGCTACCAGTTGACTCATTTACTGAGGTATAGGCAGTAGTTGTATTGTTTAAATTAGCGTTCGCATTATATAAAGCAATCTTATAGGTATAAGGAGAACTCAGGGTAAAGTTCTCCAAACCTGACAAAATGTTGGCTTTAAATAAGGTGGTTTGACCTTGAACTATTGGCATTATGCTTTGCTATATGGTAATTTTGTTTGCGTTTCACGATAAGCATCGCCACGTTCTAAAGTATCACCAAGACGTTTCATTTCAGCAAGAGCTTCTTGGAATTTATCTTCATAATACTTAATAATGTCCTGTTCCTGCTTCTGGAAAAGCATTGCTTCACGCATAGCACCATAGAACAGTACTGGGTCATAATTATCACCAAGCCAGCTTTGACCTTGTGCGTTATTAACAGTTGCTATGCTAATGGTAAATCCTGAGCCTGTACCGCCAATATCGGCTGAGGCTACGCTTAATACATCTCCAGCCTGATAGAAACTACCACCATTTTGTAAGGTGACAGTTGCTACGTTGCCACTACCGTTGACTAAAATATCACAAGTAGCGCCCGAACCAGAACCGCCAGTCATTGAAATATTTTGATATAAGCCGGGGCTATATAAAGTACCTGCGGTAAAAGTGGCATTTAAAGTAGCTGTAACGCCTTGAACAATTGACACTGGATAGTAAAAATAATGTAACTCAGTGCTATAAGACGAGTCAGGAGTAGGACCAACAATAGCGGTTAGCTCATTAACATTAGAAGTAGAACTACCAAAAATAGCGTAGTACTTAGGCATAGTCCAAGATGTTGAGCCATTATTAGGATACGCTTCACGAATAAAGTTGACATCTTTGTTTAATAAATAAGTGTAATTACCGCTAGAATCAATTACAGCAATAGAATACGTGGCTAACCAGTCAAACGGCAAAGTTAAATACTGGTTGCCAGAGCTAAATGTTCCTGTAACGTTTTTACGCAATGATGGAATTTGAACCGAGTTGTATATACGAGTTTCAGCCTGCTCAACAAAGAACGGAATATTAGCAACAAACGTAGGCTCATTGGTTTGAGCGTATGTCTGTATATTGTTTAGCAGGGTCTCGTAATTCATTACGCCATCGGTCCTCTAGCAATACGACCTTTAGTAGCCGCACCATTACCACGGGTCTCAAGACCTTCAGTTTTTACTTTACCGGTTCCATAGGCAACGCCATTTGTTAATGGGTCGCTAATAGATGCGTCTTTGGCTGACTTAGTTCTGCCATATTCGCCATCCTTCATTACTTCTGTACCGTCAATAGACTTTCCTGCCATTGTGTGTGGACGGGCATAGTCACTTGCTGGTTTGTCATCACGATTTTTACCAACTACCATTTTTGAAGAATTCTTGGTTGTTGGCTTTACATTTTTTGCGATTGCCATATTAACGACCTCTTGAAGAAGACTTTTGATTAGCTACACGAGCCATATTACGTCCCATGCTACGCAAGTTTGCTTGGGTTACACCACCTTTAGCCATTTTCTTAGCGTCCATGCCGCCCTTTTTGAGCTTGAGCTTGGTGTGTTCACCTTTATGCTCTTGAGCATCGTGCTGCTTCATAGCTTTTTTAATTTCCTTATCAGCCATAGCTTTATCTTGCTTCATATCTGCTTTTTTTGATTCCATCTTTGCCATTTTTAACTCCTAAGTTACTGTTATTGTTACTGAATTAATATTACCGTTCCCAACTAAATAATTGGGAGTAAGGTTTCTATCAAAACCACTAGAGCCTCCAACGGGAGCATAGCCCCACTGAAATACTCTACTACCACCTTCAGGATATCCAGCTTCTGTAACAGAAGTGTTTCCGCCCTGTTGTATCTGTAAACCGTTTACTCCAGAAGCATAATAACTAATATCTGGTCTTGGTTCTCTTACCGCCTGAGGGTCATTCACCGGATACATACCCAATCTTAATTGAGGATGGTCTGGGTCCCAACACTCTGGACATACCTTAATACTTACCAACTTTGTTTTAATGGTTAGTTTTTTTAATTGTACTAACTTAAAACGTTGACCACAGCGGTCACATTCGGCTATTGAGTGTTTAGCTGAAGCATACCGTGTTGGCATTACTTACCTCGCATAAAACAGATTGCGTGGCACAAATCGAATAGACACATCCTCTCTATCTTCTTCCATAGCTTGTTCAAGCTGAGTCATATATTCTTGCTTTAAACCCATAGCGCGCTGAATATCAATTCCCGGAATCTTCATAGAAAGATAATAAGATAGTCCAGCAACCAAACAGTTAATCCATCTAAATGGGATATCTTGGACATAAGTACCCGTTCCAGAATCTTGAACACGTCTCATACGCCAATAAACAAGCGTATAGGTCGTCCCGTTATCTGGGGTGGGCCATACTGCCAAAGATGGTAATTGCTGGTCATAAATAGGCGCTCCGACGCTATGAGACGCCGCTACAGTATTATATTGACCACGATAGCAGTTTAATAGCTGATTACCTGAAATATTGACATATCCAATGATTTCATTGTCAATCTGGATAAATCCAGTTGAGCGCATTTCAAATGTAGAGCTAAGGGTAATTGTAGTTGCCGTTGGGGTCAATGAAGCCGCTAAAGTGACGCCCGTATAAACATTAGAGTTACCAGTTTGACGGTTATACCAAACTTGAATTGGACGTCCGTATGTCAATTTATTAGGAATAGTAGAGTAAGTAGACTCTGAAATACGGTTTAAATTGATATCTTGCTGATTAGATGCGCTTGCATTATTGGTTCTAGTAACCAAATCTAAAATATCAATCGTATCCGCCCCAACTGGGTATAGTGCTTGACCATAAACTAATGGAATAGAGATTTCTTCAACTGTCCAAAAGTTGATACCACGGTTAGCCCACTCAATGGTTAAAAGATTAATAGACCGCTTGGCGGTTTTTAAATCATATCCAGTGCGTAATTGCGAGCCACATCTCTCAAATGACTCTTCGACAAGTTCAGTGAGGTCAAGGTTAAATGTAGAATTACCACTGGTATATGCCATTATTTCTTCATGCCTTTAAGGGTTTCAGCCAGTCTAGCTCTCTGCCCTAATTTGCCGGGTTTTTTTGCAGCGGAAGCTAGTTTTTTGGCAGGAATAGTCTTGCCTTCCTTGACGCCTAACTCTTTGCGTAAAGCACCGGGCTTTTTAATTGCCTTTTGTATCCACTTTTCAGCCATTTTTAACTCGCTTGTGTAGGAGTTTCTGGGGTTGATTCTACAGGAACTGCTTGCACTACAGGAGCCGGCTCTAAATGGGCTTCTAAAGTCTTTAATAAAGCTTCTGTGGTTGGATGTGCAGCACCAAAAGATTGAACCTCATGTTTAATAGATTTTTTAATAATATCCAATACATGTTCTGCTTCATCTACAAAGTGTTGTAATAAACTCATTTTTTCCTCGCTGCTCTCATGTTATCGACTAAATTGGGATAAGGTCTGCCAGCCGCTTTAGCCATTTCTTTGGCTTTAGCTTTCTTTTCAGAAGACATTTTCTTGGGTTTTCCTAATCCTTTTGGACGTGGCTTATCCCAAACTTCTCCGCCTTTTGCGTAAAGGTCAACATCATCCGGATTATCCGTGCGATGAATAACCTTTTTCTTAGGCATTTTGGATGGGCTAATATCACCCATTCCACGGCTTGGCATCATTTCTTTTTGCCCTTAGCCATTCCGCCGCCACACATAGCTTTTACGTGCTCGTGGTGCAATTTGTGACCAGCAGCATGAGCCTTATAATGCTCGTGATGTTGCTTGTGTCCGTCGCCGCCATGGTGTTTTTCCATGTGTTCTGGGTAAATCATATGCTCTTCAGCTTGCATATCTTTAGAGATTGGTGGATGGTCAATTTTCATAGTATTTCCTTTATTAACAATATTTACCACGGGTTTTACCACGTTGTGCGATACCATC